TACGATTTTAGAAAACTCCGAAATCGTCATACATTCCGCCTCCCTCCTGTTCTTTCTGTGCTGCCCAGTGCTGTATATCTCCGTACAGTCGGTCATTAATGTTCTTCGTGCTGTCGTTACCTGTTTTCAGCTCAAAGAATCCTAACCACTCCTTGTCCAATGACTGGTCTATGATTTTTTTCATCGTTCCCAAATCTCCGCCAGACAGCTCATGTAATTTTTTGAGTAAAGCTTTCAAGGCTCTGTCTGTTCTTACTGGTTTTCTGATTTTCTTACGCATAGCAAGGAATTCCAAAAACTTACAGTTAAGTTCTTCATCCTCGAAATACTGTTCCGGTTCTTTCTTCGCACGCGCACTCTCTTTTATTCCTTTAGTACTTGATTCCTTAAGTATTTTATTATTTAAGTATTTTATTCCTTTAGTATTTAATTGCGTTGGATTTTCCTGTATAGGTTTTTCCTGTATTGGTTTTTCCAATATAGGCTTTTCCTCTTTAGGTTTTTCCAATACAGGTTTTTCCTGCGTTGGTTTTTCGTAAATGTCGTAAACTGTACCACTTACTTGTCCTTTCTCGTTTCTCTCACGAGTCACTTTCAGGTATCCGAACGATTTTAATTCTTCTAGTGCGGCTCTCACGCCGTCTACGCCGTCTTTGTTCAAATTTGCTAGTCCTTTAACTGTAAAATCCCAGTCTTCCGGCAAGCTGAGCATAAGACTCAGTAAACCTTTTGCTTTCAAGGACATATCCTTTTCTCTAAAATGATAATTCGACATAACGGTGTAGTCTGTCGTTTTATTTATTCTCATTACTGCCATGTCTACCTCCTATCTTGACAAATTGCCAAGTCTTTTGTATGATTTACTTGTATGATTTATCGTAAGAGCTTAATGGTAGGGCTCTTCCTTTTTTACCTCATGCTCTACACCGTCTTTATCAGTGTAGAATACTTTGTCATACTCTACACCTTGTTGTCGTCCTAAGAGGGTGTAGAGTAATCTAATAACATACTCTTTTCTTGGAGGCTCATTCATTTTTTTATTCACCTCCTAACATCACGAAGAAATTATAATTGCTATAATCTTTTCCGGCGGTATGTGTCATTACACCAACCCAACTGGACGAGATCCAGATAATCAACGCTACTGACACAATGGTCAGCAAACTGTACATAGCCTTCATTTTTTTACCTCCTATACCTCAAATCTCTGTTGACGGTTATATTCGTCAATTCTCAACTTTGTGTTTGTTTTCGGTTCCCAGTTGTCTACATAATCAATAGCCTCCTCATATCGTTTACGAGGGATGTTGTTCCGGCTGTTAACTTTAAATCTGTCTTGCAAATCCCTGTTGCACTCTGCAAATACAACTTTGCTGATATATGCATATGCTTCTGTATCTTTGCCGCCTAATGCATTTAAAACAGCTTTATTGACGTGCTGTCGCAATGCCTGTTGTTGTCCGTAGTCAATTACCATGTTACTCTCAAGGTTCTTTATACGGTCTTCGTGGTCTCCATAGCCTGTGGCGAGTAAGCCTATCTGCTCCGCTATTGTTGCAGGTTTCTGATAACCACCTGTCTTTCTGATGGACGGGAGAACTTCTCCGGCTACCCAGTCAGTAAAGCGTTCTGCACTTTCTTTGCGGCTCTGGAAGATTACTTTGTAAAGATTAAGTTCGTTCACAAAGTTTGCATTTTGTCTTCTTCCTACACTGTCGATGACCATACCAGTAGTAACCCCATCGGGTTTTAATCTTGATTTGACTCTGCTAGGTTGCTCAAGGTCCAATGCGTGGCAAACATCCGCTAAGCAGAAGTACGGTTCGTCATTAATTATCTGGGTCCGAATTGATCCAAACTCATTGTTTTCGAAGATTTGAATATTTTTCATCTAGTCGCCTTCTTTCTATTTTCCTCCCGGAAGTCTAGGGGTAAGAAATTTATCTGTTCCAACAGAAAGTACTCCGCAAATTAATTCGTATTCGTCGAAATCTAATTTACGATTTCCGTTTAAAGATAAATTCAATTTTTGCACCGGAATCCCTGCCTTGTTAGCCACAAAGGTCTGCGTTATTCCGTTATCTTTGAGATACGTTTTAATTTTCTGTCCAACACACATTCGGTTTTCTCCTTTCTTTTAATTTCGGTTCTTTCGAACAATTATATTATAACTTCGATTTATTCGAATGTCAATAACTTTTTTCGGAATTTTCGAAATTTTTTGTTGACTCATCGAAATTATTGTTGTATTATTATAGTGAAAGGAGAGAATATGACATTTGGAGAAAAGTTAAAAGAAGCAAGAAAAAACAAAGCATTAACTCAGAGAAAACTCGCCGAAATGATTGGAGCAAAGCACAATTCAATAAGTGATTGGGAAAAGGATAAATGTAGACCAGATATGGATACAGTAGAATTGCTTTGTGGGATTTTAGAAATAACCCCCTCTTATCTTGTGGGTTCTAAAAGTTCCGATGAGTACGGAGATGTAATCGGAAACATTATGAATGAGCCTGATGTTTTAGAAATGATAATGGAGTATCAAAATCTCGAAAAAGAGGACAAGGATGCCATTAAGCAAATAATTTTTTCTCTGAGCAAGAAAAGCAAGGCTTAGTCCGCCTTGCTTTTTCTGTTAAGATATGTATTTAGAATTGTATAAATATATTGCAACTCCCCTTTATTTTTTACTTGTTTTATCATTTTGATAATCTCTTTTCCGTAATCCATATGCAGCCCCTCCTAAAAACTTAATTTTTATTATATTATATGCTATACACACCTTGAATATGAGGAGGAAAATATTTGAAATACAAAATTACTTCCCAAAGATTATCCGAATCCTTATATAGAGTAAATATGAAACCTCAAGAGTTAGCGAACGCTTCCGGGGTAAGTAAATCCTCAATAAGCCAATATATAAACGGTTCTCACAAACCATCTGAATTAACTGCAAAAAGACTTGCTAAAATTCTAGGAGTTAACCCCCTGTGGCTTATGGGATATAATATTCTTGACAAAAGCCTTGATTTTTCGAAAGATTCGGAATATATTTCTAAATTTTTATCATTAAATAGTGATCACAAGTATCAAGTTTGCGGGTACATAGATAGGCTATTAGAGGAGGAATCAGAAAATGAGTAACTTTACATTTGAAATTGGAGAAAATATAAAATTTTACCGAAAACAAAGAAATATGACTTTGAAAGAACTCGGCTGTAAGGTGGGGATTACAGAATCGACAATGCAAAAATACGAGACTGGGCAAATTAAACAAATTGACGTTGAAGCAGTACAAAAAATTTCTTCTGCATTAGACATTTCACCGGAATTTATCGTAAAGTGGGACGAAGAAAAAGCCGCAATGAGTCCTATTCCTAGCTTGTATTCTGCTATCAGGGAACAGCGTATAAAAATAAATATGTCTCAAGAGGAATTAGCTAGAAGAACAGGTTATACAAGCCGCTCCTCTATTGCGAAAATAGAAAAGGGAGAGGTTGATTTATCACTATCGAAAATAGTTTTGTTTGCCAAGGTTTTAGGCATGGAAGTTTATGATTTGATAAACCCGGAAAAAGAAGATTACGAGGAAGAAAAACAGTGCAGAATTTTTTCTAAAAATTTAAAATACTACATTCACAAAAGCGGCAAACAGCAAAAAGAAATCGCGGAAGAACTAGGATTTAAGCCAACAACTTTTAATACTTGGTGTGTAGGAAAAATAATGCCAAAAATGAAAAAGATTCAAGTTATTGCAGATTATTTCGGAATCTCTAAATTTGATTTAATCGAGGAAAAAGAATCGCGGGATAAGAATTTTATGCAAGTATGTTCAGAAATCTTTTCGAATGACAAGCGTTTTCAAAAAATTATAATGGATTATTATAGTTTTAGCAAGGAAGAAAAAGAAGTTTTTTGCGATTTTTACGAAAAATTTATATTAAAATAATATAATTACTTGCTATTTTCCTTAATATCCTGTATAATTTTACCCAAATTATTAATATAATAAATAAAAAAGGAGCAGAAAATATGAGCAAAGAAAAAACTAAAGTTTGCAAGCATTGCAAAGAAGAAATTGATGCAAAAGCTAAAGTGTGTCCTCATTGCCGGAAGAAACAGGGCGGCAAGTTAAAATGGGTAATTATCATTATCATTGTTCTGGCTGTTTTAGGAATGGCAATGGGTGGTGGTGACGATGACAGTTCTTCCACTGATTCTTCAAAGAGTACCACTGCAACAACAGCGGCTAAAAAAGAAACTGCTAAAAAAGAAGAAACAAAAGAGAAAGACAGCGTAAAGGTTGGCGAATCTTTTGAGAATGACGGTTTAAAAGTAACTGCTAAAAAGGCTGAATTTGGATATGATGGTGGAGAGTACTTTACTCCAAAAGATGGATGCGAATATGTAGCTGTAGACTTTACTTGCGAAAATATTGCAGAAAAAGGTGACAAGTATGTATCTGTATCTGATTGCGAATGCTATGCAGATAATTCAGCTTGCGAACAGCAATACATAGGAAACAGTGATTTTGTTAACACTAATTTGTCTCCAGGCAAGAATGTAAGCTTTACAGCATATTATGAAGTACCAAAAGACGCAAAGAAAGTGATTTTAGAATATAGAGCTTCATTTTGGACAGATAAGAAAGTAACTATTAATTTAAAATAATTAGTCCACTAATAGGAGAACTAACAAGAGGGAAGAACCAATTCTTCTCTCTTTTCTTTTTCCTCAAAATAATAAAAAGCACCTGTCGAAACAAGTGCTTTCGTTCTAAATTAATATACCAGTGTCAATTCTCTTTCATCATTGTGCACAAAGTCGTCCGCCTCTTTCAGGTTATCAAATGTTTTTACAATGTTCCACTCTTCGTCCTCGACACTGATTTTCATTTCTGTAATTTCTTCAGTGTCGCCGGACTCCACGATCTCGCCGTCTTCGTCATAGATTTCTGGCAAAATACAGTATTCCGTAATCAGGTAGCAGTCTTCGGTATTTCCGGAATAATAGGTAATATCTGTCTTATATTTTTTTAAAACTTCTCTTGCTTCTTCTAATGTGTCACAAGATTTTATTAATTCTTCGAAAACATCATCGCAGAAAAATGTACACCCCTGCACTATTTCTGAAATGTCTCTTTCTTTAATCTCTCGTGTGGCTTTGTAAATATTCCATTTCTTCATTTTTCTTCCTTCCTGCCGTCGTAACCTCCGCGGCGGGTATTTATTTGACTTTGCGATATTTTTTTGCTATAATATAGTTGTCCGCATATTATTATATGCGTGTGAGTAGAAACTATTTTGTTGACTATTAAGTCAATGGAGAAGGAGGCTGTTTTCAGCCTCTTTTTTCTGTGTCTAGCAACATTTGTAGATAATCCTCCCCTGTATCATAGTGTGGCATATTCCACAACATTTCCGCGGTATACCCCAATTTATGCAGTTCTTCTACCCTTTGCTCATATGATATTTTGTCATCGTTACAGGCGTACAAAAAATCGTACAAATCAGGAAATCGTTTTCTTAAGGCGGCATGAGTGTTTTTTTCCACTATGTCCGTTATCTTTCTCACTTCGGTTTTTCTGTCAGAGACTAATGCTTCGTGAATTTTTGACAGTGCCCACGAATCTACTTCGTCATGTCTTCCTTGCTTCCAAAGTTTAGCACGTCTTTCTCGCAGATCTAGCGCGAGTGATACAAAGAAAGCTTGTTCTGTTTTCTCTTTGAGTTCGTAAAAGTCCTCTTTTGCAGTTCCTGTAGATTCATTTTTCTTCAAAAAATCCAACATTTCTTTTTTTGCTCTTTCTGCTCCTTCTATCATTTTTTCTCCTCCTTATTAAAAAGTTTCCATTAATTTAGAACTTACAAGACTAGCATAATCTTCGGCTAATTCTTCTTTTGTCATATAGTTTCCAAAACAAATTTCAGCCTTGTAATTTTCTTTAGCAGTTAAGAAAAGATTAATAAACCACTTAGCCTCATTTACTTTTTCGATGTCAACCAGATTTTTTTCTCTGATTGAAGCCAGGTAATTGTTTTCACTTTCTTTGTTGAGTTTCAGACTCAGATTTAACGCTTTGATTACGCCATCTTTAATGTCCTGTGCCCATGCGATCTGTTTTATGGAACCTTTTGTGATTTCTCCCATATGCTTTGCTTCCTTCCATGCTTTTTTCAATCCTTCGGAGATGCAAAGACCTGCCTTCTTAACTAACTCCCATGCTCTTTTCATAATGTTTGATAAATTGTATTTTTTCATTTCTTTGTATCTCCTCTCTTGATTTACTCACATTATACACGATAGTGACTATTATGTCAAGAGAAAAATACACGAAAATATATTATTTTTTTCTTGATATTTATTTCAAAATAATGTACTATATATTTATAACGATTAAAGGAGGTTTCAAAATGGAAACACGATCAAGAAAAAGAAGTAACATATATAAAGGTAGTATCTCATATAGTAATTTATGGGACACGCTAGAACGCAGAGGGTTAAAGCGTTCTAACCTATTAGATAAGGAAAGTTTTAATCTTTCTCCGGCATTGGTCAACAAGCTGCGACACGATAGAAACGTGAACATAGATACAATTATGTATTTGTGCGAGAAATTAGACTGTCAGGTGTGCGACATCGTGGAATATAAAAAATAGTATATTTTCGTATATTTTTATCTTGGAATAATAGACATCATCGCGTATAATTGAATTAAACTAAGAGAAGAGATACAAAGAAATGAGAGGGTTGAGAAATAATGAAAAGAGCCGCTTTATACGTGCGAGTAAGCACGCAAGAGCAGAAGAACAGTGGATTGTCCGTTGATTCGCAGATAGATGCGCTTGAAAAATATTGTGAGGAGCAAGGTTATACGGTTGCTGGTGTTTATAACGATGCCGGCATATCTGCACGTAAAAAATACACAAAGCGCCCCGCCCTCTTGCAGTTGCTTGAGGATTGTAAGAGACATGAGATTGATATAATACTCTTCACACGCCTTGACAGGTGGTTTAGAGCCGTTGCGGGGTACTATGAGGTACAAAGTGTCCTTGATGCGTGCAAAGTGCCTTGGAGGGCTATCTGGGAGGATTATGAGACAGAGACAAGTCAGGGAATATTTAAAGTTAACATCATGTTGTCTGTAGCGCAGGCAGAGGCAGACAGAGACAGTGAGAAAATACGGTCCGTTATGGAATTTAAACGTCAGAACAAAGAGTATATAGGCGGAAAAGTGCCGGTGGGGTATCGCGTAGAAGGGAAAAAGATTGTAAAAGACGAGAAGATGCGAGGAATAATCGAGGATATGTTTGAGCATTATTTCCAGACGTTTTCCAAAATGGAAACAGCCGATTATATTTTGAGCAAATACCCTGATTTTATAAGGACTAGAACCAGGATAGTCAAAATTATGTCCAGTCCGGCATACCATGGGGAAATGTACGGTGTAAAGAACTACTGTGAGCCATACATAACAGAGGAACAGGCACAAAGAATTAAAGAGGTCTCCAGCCAAAAAAGTTGGGCAGATTGTAAGAGGCGGATTTATATTTTTTCCGGGCTGATACGTTGCCCGATTTGCGGTTACAGATTTTCTGGGCGCACGATGGCTAAGAAAGAAAAGAGATATAAAGTATATCAATGCCCCCGATCTGCCGCGAAGAAGCACAAGACATACACGCGATCTGAACCAAAATTAGAAAAATATATGCTTAATCACATCGAAGAAAAAATACAGTTAGATATATTAAGGGCGGAAGGTCGTGTGAAGGCAGCCGGAAACGATGTGGGAAAGAGAAAGAAAAAATTATCCAGTGAGTTGGGCAGAATCAACAAGATGTTTGAAAAAGGTAGGATAACAGAAGAATACTATGACGAAAGATATGAGGCTATATCAAAGGAATTAAAAGAGCTATCCCAGACCGCCGCAACGGAAGAGTTAGAAACTAAGAAAAAAATACAAAGTAAATTTCCTGACGGTTGGAAAGATATGTATATGCAGTTAGACGAACAAGGTAAGCAGGTGTTTTGGAAAAGTATTGTAAAAGAAATAAAAATATCCCCCAACGAATTTGTGGAGGATATTATATTTTTTTAGTTTTTGTTATGCAGTAACTAGCCGTAACCACCGGGTTAAAACCAGTTACTGTATAACAAAATATTAAAAATAAAGGAGATACAGTTACATTATACAGAAAGAAAGAGGACGTTTCAAGCGCCCTCTTTTATTTTTCGCAAAACCGAACGATATTCACGCGGATACATTGCTTCTATGGCTTTCATGTGTTCGTCAAGCACGCGTAACAAGTGCTCAAAGTCTGCTTTCCGGGCTACCTCTTTAAACTCAGATTCCGGCTCGGATGCGTAAGAATAATATGCTGTTTTTAGTGTTGGTTGGTTTGGTGCCTTATCTGGCTCCAAATTATTGCGTACATTGTATAAAATCGAAAGCCGTTCGCAAGTGGCGTAGGTTGTTTTTCCTGCCTCTAATGCCGCAATTTCGGCATTGATCTCATCCATATTAATCATTGCGGCACCCCTTTCTTTTATCGGTCTAATTCTGCTAATGCTCTACCTAACGCCGCCTGATCTGTGCTAGACAGATTGTTGTCGTGCATCATGTCTTTAATGGTCTCTTTTACCTGCATTTTTGCATCATTATAAGAGTAATGCCCCCTCACATAGTGCTGACCTCTACGGGCATTGCTATAATCGCCGTAATCCATGTCAGGATAACGCCCGCGGCTGTATCTTCCTGGCGTGTCCCAGTCGCCGCCGCGGCTATATTTGCTATCACCTTCCAGATACATGATTTTGTCGATATTTTTAATTGTGTCCGTCAGCTTGTGGACTGCCTCCAAATCCCCGGCGCTCATGTCGCCTTTGTTGGAAATCTCGTCTAACTCTCTGCACATCATCTTTTTTAATTTGTGTAATGATTCCATTTTACGCCCTCCTTTACGCTACTCTCTCGGCGATTAAATTGCTATTGGCTATACTAATCGCCTGCGTAGATGTATTTTCGACTGCGATCGTTATGCAGCATCCGCGCGGCACGTCAATAAACGCCGCCGTAAATACATTAAAATATTCGCCTACGGCCGCAGGTGTTACGATTGCTGTCGCACTATTTAATGGTTCTCCGGCGATTGCCAGGGCAATAGAAATAGGTGCCACAGTTCCACCGGCGGGTATGGCGATATTAGCGCCGAAGCTGACCTTATAGCGCGCCCTACACTGGTTTGTAAGACCTCTAAGGGTCACAATTCCTGCTCCCTCCCGGTGTGTAATACAGCTACCGCACTTTACGGCTGTCTCTGTGAGCGGTAAATTCTGCCCTGCTGCCACGGTTACGATAGTGCTATTGGTAAATTCTGCCACGTTATATCACTCCTTTTTTTAATAATAAACGGCGGAACGATTGCCCCGCCGCTATAAGCATCATCGGCACAAGCCGAACAATCCCGTCAACGCAGGAAGCTGCTAATTATAAAATTTTAGCATCCGCAACCGGTATTACATCCGCAGTTGCCATACTGGTAAGGCGCAGAAACCGGAAAAGCCGGCACTGGTCGAGGATTGTAATAAGTAAACTGACCCTGCATATACGCCTTTAAGGTTTCGTTCTGTGATGCCTGAGAGGCCGCTAACTGTGCCGCAAATAACTGCTGATTCTGCTCGGCAATCTTAGCGTCCTTAGCTTCGATTCTCTGCGCTGTGAGGGCATCGAGAATGGCTCTAGCGTTGTTATTCTGGTTGTCAATGATGTCTCTTGTGTTGTTTGCGTTGTTAAAGTTTGTCTGGCAGAAGCCATTTGTAACTTCCTGCTGTATTGCATTGGTATTCATCGCCATATTGTAGTTAACGCCTGCGATAGCCTGTTTGTTATCGCAACAGCACTGTGCTAACTGTGCCTGTAAAGCGTTAAAACTCTGCATATCTGCAATCTGTCCCTGCTGGATTGTGTTTCGTGTATCATACCCGTTCTGCTGGATTGTGCTATTTGTTCCTGCAAATCCGTTAAGTAGAGAGGTATTCATCGCATAAAATCCGTCACAAATACCGCTGTTGATGGCATCACCCTTGCGCTCAAGGGAGGAAATGCCGCTATCAATCTGGCGCTGTAAGGTTGCAAAGTCGGAAGCTAATACATAGTTATCTACCGCGCCTCCGCCACCGTTATTCCATCCATTTCCGTTTCCCCATCCACAGAAGATAAAGAGAAAAAGAATGATAATCCACCAAGCGCCATTACCTTCGCCAAATGCGCCATTATTGTTGCCTGTGACTGCCGCCAAATCTGCCGGGCTCATTCCGTCTGTTGTTAATCCCATGAAATCACTCCTTTTTATTTATTTAAAACCCTTTAAAAGGTTTTGAAACTGTGTCGCCATACCCTGCAACTGGTTATACTGTTGCTGGCTCATTTGCCCGCTATTTAGCAAATTCTGCACTTCCTGCTTCGGGTCCCCTTGAAACTGTTGCCTGAACTGTTGAAACTGCTGTATCATCTGCATTGGATTGAGATTCATTCAATACCCTCCTTCTTAACGTCTCCATTTGCCTTTCTAAGGCATTTAAGCGTTCCTCATAGTTGATTGGCTGGCTAGATTGTGAAAGCTCCGCTGTGGGCGAATTTGAGCCCTTACGCTTATATTCAAACACCTCTAAAAACGGTCTGCCCGTCTGGTCCGCTCTTTTTTCGTAAAAAATTGGTGCCTGACTGTCCCACAGGCGAACAAAAGAATTTGGTGCCACTAAATATGCCTCCGCCGCACCCTGTCCTTGTACCCAAATTCGTTCATCGGGATTGGATTGCTGTTGCATTTGTTGAGGCGGTGCCTGCTGTTGTTTTAGTCGGTTGAGCTGGTCAAGATAATCCGGTTGTGGATATTGCGGGTACTGTGGATACTGTTGTGGATATTGTGGATAACCGAACATTTATTTTCCTCCTTCCCTCCAGTAATATATTGGTGTCATTGCTCCACTGTCCCACGTATCGTAGTAATTACCATCAATTACCGCTATAACGTGCCCTGACAGTGCTAATATATAAGCCCCTTCCGGGTGGTTGTTTGCAAATTCTGAAACGGTACAGGTCATGTATTCGTCTGGGATTATATAACGGCTAAATCCATTATCTTTGAGGTATGCGCCCCACACTGCATTAGCCGAGGGCATATCCGATAGCATCAAGCCGTACAATGCAAGCTGTATATATGTTTCTTCCCACGTCTGACCCATAGCCTTTGAGATAGCACGCACAGTGCAATCTCCCACTTTTGCCGCCGCGGGATTTGGATTCCAATATTGATACATCTCTCCGCCCTCCTTATAGTTTTATTATCTCAAAAAAATAAGCACACCACCACGAAGACAGTGTGCTTATTTCTGCGCAATTTTTAAATCATCTTTAGTTTTCTTAAAGGCTGTTTATGTATGGGATCGTTCCGGGAACTAACAAAATTTTTTCCACGGCGCAACTCCACAGCCCTTGTAATCCTCTCGTGCTTATATCCATTTTCTCGGCGGCTTGCTCCTGCGTTAATCCGTCAAAAAGCAAGTACTGTACAGTTTCGCGCTCCCGCAAGGTTAAGCGGGCACACGACAAGGCATAATCAATAAATTGTTTATCGCCTAATTTCCAGAGTTTTTTTATCAAACTTCTGTTCACTGTATCACCTCAAACACGCAAAAATTACGTAAATTTATTTCGTTTTGTCCAGTCCTAAAATCGCTCTAACCTTGTCTGGGAGCAAATCAGGGTTAATTTTGCCAATGTTTTCCACGATGGAACCAAGCTCCATCAAAATAATGTATACGCACACGCCTGCGGCAATAGGAACTTGAAAGCCTAAGTCCACATATCTCTGCGCGTAGTCGATAAGATACGCAAGCACTACAAGCATAATTGAGCCAAATTTATGATACAATCCTTTCCTCATTTCTGAGGATTTCCACTTGTGGTTGGCACAGGCGGCTACTCCGCCGCTAGCCAAATCAAAAACTACAAAAATACAAGTTATTAAGGGTAACATAATATCTACCATCTCCATTCCTCCTTAAAAAATTATTTTTCTTTTGTTTTTATAAATTAATTAAAGCCCTCTTTAGCTGACTGTCTCTGTATCATCTGTGGCCTCTTCTTTGCTATCCTCGGCATCCAGCGCATCATAATACGCCTGTGCCAAGGCTTCCACCTCGGCAATGTCCTCTTCAGTCAGCAATCCATTGTCCAGATGACTGTAAGCCTTGTCAAGCCAATAGGCCACATCTCTGCCTGCAGTAATTTCGCGCTTGATGCTGCGCAATGTCAGGTCGTGTCGTGCTTTACTTTTGATAGCCATAATGTATACCTCCTTTAAGTGGTAGTCATGGACGCAATGGCGTCCTCAAGATTTTTGACGACGAGATTTACGTCCCGCTGGTAGTCCAGCTTGATGCCTGCGCCGTCACTCGCTTGCACCACGGTGTCGGGTGCATAAGCGGTGATGGCTTTGTAGGCGGCAATTTCGGCAGGGGTGATCGGAGTTTCGATGGGAGTGGTGGGAGCATATATAATGAGCACAGTATTAGCTTCCAAGTATTCAACCCATGATTCAACGGTAGGAAATTTAGAAGGGTCCAGATTGAATTGATATAAATATAGGGGAGTAGCCACAAGCCTAAATGTATTTACAACATTGCCTACGCCCGCTGGGAGTATGTTACTCATAGCAGGTGCCCTAGTTCTGAAATCTATTATGACCGCTTTGTTTGAATATCTCGTCGCAGATACATTAGCGTCAATGTCATTACGAAATACCCAAAAAGATTTGTCCAGCGAGGATATGTCGACACTCTTTACCCTCTGCACCTTCACCCCTCTCTCCAAGTCTACCTCGTCGCAAATCCATTGCTGGCCGTTTTGGTCAGTGTAGTTGCCGCCAGAGGCGACAGGGACGCCGGGTAAGCCGGTGGGGGTTGGTAGGATGAGAGTTTGCGTTTTACCGTTTCCATCGCTCAAGGTCACTGCAATCGTCCCGCCGTCACCAGCGCTCACGATAGGCACAGGGTTGTCCGGCGTGGGTGTTCCGTCCTGCGTGCTTCTGCCGTAGACAGTCAGGCCGCACAGTGGGGCAGAATATGCGTCATCACAGCTTACCGGGTTGCCTGTCTCGCTTCCAACAAGCACATTCTGGCGCTTCTGCAGCGCAGTAGTATCTTCCTTTATCAAACTAATTTCTTTCTTTAGCGGACCAAGATCTCCTGTTGTTTCCCCATGTTTTGAGAGTATATATGCCTCATCTCCCGTTAAGCCGCTTTTTCTCATGCTCTACACCTCCCTAAAGTAAAAACCACTTGCTATCAGGGGCATAAAAGCCATATAATTCCCCTGTGTCTACGCATAACGCCGTTGAACCACTTGCGACATATCGAGGTAATTTATCTACCTCAGAAGACTTCCCCCAGTAATATCGCTTACTTCCGTCCGTATCTATGCAATCCCAGCCGCCTAAATCGTGTATAACATCTCCTTTGCGGTATGTCTGTCCGTCAATAATTATTGTTCCGCTAGCTATCATACTTCCACCTCCTTATGCATAAATCTATCAGACAGCTCTAGCAAGCGATCTGCGAGCATCTCATTTTGTTTTGTAAGCTCTTCTATTTTTTTGTTTAGTTCTGGTATGGACGGCGTGTTATCGTTAAATAGGTGTTCCGGTTCTTCTCGGTCAACATTCTCAACGATTTCATACTTTCCTTCCTTATTTGCCTCGATATGACACGTACCATTTTCGTTGCACCACTGCGCAGCTTTTGGTGAGTATAAACCATCAAATACGTATCCAATATAATATTCTTCCATAATTACACTCCTAACACATATCTTAGTACAAACCCTTGATTGTTAACGGCGATTCCGTTTTGTGCGTTATTAGATTTATTATTGTCAGTACCCTGTATAAATGTATCAACGATATATAAGTATTTATTCAATCCGTAATATGGATTGCTCATTAGCATACCATCTCCAGGTCGCCAGGCAACGTGCTGTTTAGGTACAAAAAACGACGTCCACCACCAATTGTCGCAAGCCCCATTACTATAATGACTCCAGACAAATACGGCGCCGGTCGGTTGCATTGATATTGGCTCGTTTAGTGTAAATTTATGCTCTGCAAGCATCCAGTATCCTACGCTGTTAGCATCCCACAGGATGTTATTTTTGCCCAAGATGCACTCTACGTCATTAGATACAAATTGGATGCGGTGGTTATCGACATACATCCCGGTTCCCATAGACTCGTACAAGTCACTGTATGTTGAGCCGTCCTTGACGGTCAACGAAAGCCCTGTGGTGTCCTTGGTTTTATCGTAATACAATTCCAGAGCCGCCTTGCCGCCGCCATGGATGTCGTCTGGGTTTGTCTGCTGGGTGGAAACAACAATGTTGCGGTTGGATTGCATCACGGAGCCGGAGCCCTCATAAGTTTTATCGCCGTCCGTGTTAGTGATCACGATAGGTGCTGTACCAAACCGTACAATTTCGTTGCTACCGTTTCGCACCGCCATCCCGTTACTGTCTAATAATGTATTTTGTTTAAGGGTGTTCCCTCTCATGTCGCCAACTATCAGTCCAACACCATCTATATAATCAATAAAATTTGTTGCAGTTTTAGCTGCATTAATAATTTTTTCGTTCTGTAACCCAAAATTTTTAGCGGTTCCTTTTTTAAATCTTTCATGCGATTGTTTTACTTTTTCTGCGGCTGTATCATCTGTTGGTGGAGATGTAAGATTTCCAGTAAGCCATGCTTTTCCACCGGAGACACGTATTTTTACCGTATCCCCAGATTTGCAGTTAATAGCCATCTGCGCAGGGGTTTCATCTGCTCCGCCGTCAATGTGGACATATGCTGTTTTTTCGTCAACCCGAAGGACTTTTGCGACTGTATCGTATGCTTTTGTTTTGCTTTGCTTCATCGCCGAGGCAATTTCTTTTACAAACTCATTCAATGCTTTCCACCTCTTCCTTTGTGCGGCAACCATGTTCCAGGGATAGCGATTGTGATGTTATTCTAAATTTTCCGGTAAGGTTATGCCGTGAATAGTTTAAAAAGACCACATCGCCCAGAAGAACGTCCTCGAAAAATCGCCGGCTGTACTGTATCGTTCTGGCAGGGCTTTGCAATTCTTTTAGCTTTCTAACGGCGTATGCCGCTATGTTTTCCCCAGAGGATAATTCAACGCCTGTTTCCGATTTCCACACTTCCCTACCACGATTTACCGTTGATAAAAAGCTATCTGGACTATCATCCCTTGCAATAGCCGCTCCGTAATCATCGTGTATCGCCATGAAACAATTTGGTGTGTCATACCAATTAAATGTGTCTGTTACGTCACACTCTATGATGTCATTTGCGTTAATTCCCACTGTAAGACTGCTATTGTTATCGTTTGCGCAGATAACAATACTTCCATCGCCAAGTATTCGTATGCGCCAACCAATGGCATCTAATATGTGTAGTGCCATTGTGAGCCTTGTTTCCCCATCTTCCGCAACGATATTATCTGTAGTTATCGGCGATGTTCCCTCGACATACACAGGGGCAGGGATACAATCATTGAGCAGATTTTTAATCTGCTTTGCTCCGCTGCCGGCTGGTGCATAATAACCACGCGGCAGGATCACATCATCTGCCGGCTTGAGAACGGAATAACAGTCAATGTTGTAAGTTTCCCTAACACCATCAAGCTTTCTTTCCGGGAAGGCAGTCAGGCCAGTAAACAGTGCTACTTTTGCTCCTGACCCTCCCTGTTTAGCCTGCAAGTAAATGCGTACCCAGCACTCACTGTCTGTTATCTTTTCTGTCATTGTGACAGAGGCAGATTCCTTTAAATCTGACGTACTGTCCCGGTCAATACTGCCCTCAGTAAATTCAAATTCTTGCTGATCCGTCCACGTCTTGGGGTCAACTGTAGTCAAAATATATCTTGCTGAAAATCCTTTGCTCCAATCCATCACATCACCTCGTTAGGATGCTCTGCGCTCCACTGTTCTTCCGTCACAGCATCCAGTTCTTCCGAATCCACTTTTTTAATCGTTAGTGAAAAATCTGTCCGCATTTTGTTATCGTGGTCATTTTTCTCCGATACCTGTATATCGCAGGAAAATGACGAGCCGTCCGGCGTTCTAACGTGGCATATTCCGGGATACGTTGCGAGCCGCCTCATTTGCTCAATCATCATTGGTTCTGTTAGCGAAATACTTACTGCATCAATTTTTAAATCACGTGTGACTGCAGGGTTCCAGTCACCTTGTACAGAGCCACCAAGGTATACTGTCCTCTCAAAATCTTTATCCCATGAGTTATCTAAATCAAGGTTATACTGGATTTCGATAGATTCACCGTCAAAATCAATGATTGCCTTTTCATGGGCTATCGAAAATTCGTTGTATAACCACGCAAACGAGCTATCTACTGTTATATAGTCACCGTTGGCGGTTTTATTTACAACCAGTATGCCGCCGTACTCATTTAACGCTGGGTATGGGTCAACATATTTCTGTCCATAAACTCCATTTTCCAGAATCAATTCCGCTCTGTCTACACTCATCCGGTACAGGTCAAATGTATCCCCATCAGCATATGTAGTTGGTTTAGCAACAACAACGCTCGCTGTTTTGTTGTCTTCGCTTGTGCTTACGGTGGCCGTTGGTACTTCCGGTTGGTGTTTCCACCTCACAACAAACGGTATCTTTTTTTCTGCCACATGATCATAAATATCTGTAAATGCAATCTGTATGCTGTACCTTGCACCGTCATCCATCTGTCCGATCAGGTCGCTCAAGCCAATAGTGTAGCTGTCTGTTTCACTACCAATAAAACTAGCAATAATTTCGTTGGAAAAATGTTGTTCCTTTAATCCGTCCGGGCGGAGAATATAATAATCTTCGTCTCTGACAATCGTTACTTTTGCTGTGCCAGCAGAATCCCCAAAGGACGGGGCTATCGTTAATGGTAGCTGTTCTAAATAATTTGTTGTGCTTTCCGATGATTCCGGTACTGTCTGGTCGGCTGCCTCCGTGGTAACATCGCCAGAATTATATACCGTTGTTTCCGAGACGAGATTCGTTGCAACGTTGTCTATTGTAGGTTTTGCAACAATTTCGACAGCCACAGAATCTGACCATGCCCCCTCTTTACCTCCCTGTGCTGTAACCATTGCTTTTAAATAACGGATTTCTCCTACATTCCACAGATTGCTCAAAAGACCACTTGCAGTATAGATTTTATTAATGTTTTCAATAGTTTCCGATAATGTCTCCATGCCGGAAGACATCATTAAAACAACAACGTTTCCATCTTTGCCTTTAACCGGCTCATCGTTAACCGCTTCCGCTATTTTTATGCTCGCTTTGCTGTTTCCGGTGTAGCCAACACTGCAAATAACTGTATCGTCCATGGCAAGATAATTTTCCGTTGTTGCAAGCGTAGGAGTCGTTGGTGTCTCACTCAGCGATACAGAAACCGTATCAGACCAAGGAGACAGTACTTCCTCGTCCCCGGACGTATCCCGCAATCTTACGCGGAAATAATATGTTTTTGCCGATTCCAGGGACCCGATATGCCACGTTGTTTCCCTGTCCTCTACATCATAAGTAGTTGGGGCGTCCGTACTAATCCATGCGTCCTCATGGTCTGCCCACGCAATGGTAGCTGCATCTGCATTTTTCCACGACCAGTCCCATGTTAATTCTACGGTATCAGATGCTACCGCCATTGCAGTTATATTTTTCGGTGGGACTGCGATTTTTCGTGTCTCTGAGTAAACCCACCCTGACTGCATGAGGGGGCTAAGTTTGTAGGTGATGCCAGATGCTCCGTTTTGAGGTGCAGAAGTTCCGGTAAAATTCTTGAGAGCGATCTGGTATTCAGTGCCGCCGGAAACGTCCGGACACGTAACTGTGATTGTGCCCTCCTTGTCAGTGATCGCGATAACGCCTTTTTCCTCGTTGTCTATTTTCATCCAGATTGCTGTTTTGGCGTCAGGAACCTCTGTCTTTCGCTCAACACTATTGATGGTAAGTGTTGTTCCCGTTGCCGATACCGTATCAAATGACGGGGATTTCAAAGCTCCTCGTGCCGCTACTCGTGGCTCAGAATATGCATATTTTTTGTCATGCGTACTTTGCACCCTTGTCCACATGATCTGGTCTTCCGCTATACCATCGTCTGTGTTAAAATCTGCTGACACCGTATAATCATGGTACGCAACAGTTACTCCGGTACTCCACGATGTGCCAGTATACCTCTCTCCGCTTTCTGGCGTGTCTATGGCGTATTGTAACTCCATGGAATCCACAGGGCGGTCCTGCGGCGATGCCTGCACCCAGTTTGCCCATACATAGCGGCTAGAAGAGCCTATCTCTTTGCTCCCTGTGCTCTGTATGTTTGGACGCTCTGGGATGCTGTAATAATGGTATGCATAGCCCCAACCGGAATCTCCGGCACATCCTCTTGATTTTACCCTTACAATACGGCAAAATGTCATACTCTGTGTTGGGGAACCATCCTCTGTTATTTCCCATGTACCAGAAGCCCCTGTATAAGCCGAATTGGCAAAGCGAGCATTCGCAATGGCACCCTTATAGTTTGTCATTAACGCGGTCTGTACCTGTGTCCTTGCAAAATGTCTTGCATCATTCGCCTCGTATGAGGTATTCCAGGTAAACGCGCCTTTATTTGCACCGGTATCATCAAGGGAATAAGAAACAGAAGGGGTATTTGGTGCATAAATGGTAAACGTCTTTGTAGAGGATGCGGCTGTATAGGTATGCTTTTTATCGCTTTTTGTTTTGCCCTTTACCTTAAATTCTATTGCGTTTAATAATTTTGATGAGACAGGATAATATTTTTTTGCATCAAGTGCTACTGTTCTTTTTGTTGCTGATTTTCCCACATCTATTTTCTTCCACTCTGTCCAATCCCACTTAGAAGCACCGGCATTTTTTGTATGTAGGCGGTACCACAGCCACTGCCCATCCTCATATTTTTTCGCCGGTATTTTCCAAGATATTGTAAATTTCAAATTGTCTCTCGATATAGACAGACCGCTGGGAGCAGCAGACTTTTTCTTTTTCTTTGCCATTATGCCATTTTCACCTGCCTTCTAAGCTCGCTTGCCATCCTTCTTCCCCATTCTTCTGGGTTATCTGCACCGTTTACAGTTACATTAATAGTTACATCGTTTTTTGTTCCCCGTGTTGCCTCTCTAATGTCACTCATCAGCCTGCTACGACCGTATAGCATTTCGTCTCCTGCTTCTCCCGCCCCAAACAATGTGGCATCAGAAAATACATATGGACTTTCCATAGCCTTTTTATACCAGCTAATGTGGAATGATGGCAGAGATCCCTTTCCGCCAATACCAAATGGAGCCTTTCCGCCAGAAACACTTAAATGTGGTAGGTTTAGATGTGGTAGAGACCAGCTAAATTTTAAAGCACTCTTGAACCGTCAGGGAAACTTTTTACCAAGGATACCGCCTTAGTAAAGATACTTTTAAACAGCTGATGGTATCTTAGTAAATGCCCCTTTAACAGCGGATAAAATCCCGTTGCCCCTAAACGCCCCTTTGAATCCGTTTACGGCATTTTTAGCAGCAGTCTTCAGGAGCGATGGGAGATTTTTGACCCCTTTTATTATGCCGGTAACAATGTTTTTACCAAGTGAAAACCAGTTAAATGCTGTAAATATGCTTACAATGGCTGTGATAATTTTAGGCAAATTAGCAATTAATAACGGAATCGCACGAACTAAGCCAATCGCTAAATTTGTTATGATCGTTACTCCTGTTGCAAGGATTTTCGGTGCGTTATCGTTAATAATGCCAGCCAAATTCGTTATGATTGTAGGTACATATGCAATCAATACAGGAATAGAATTAATCAGCCCTTGAGCAATATTCTGGATAAGTGTCAGGCCTGCATTTATCAATTTGCCTGCGTTGCTCCTCAATGACTCTGTAAATTGTGTCAGCATCGGCAACGCCTGCCCCAAGAAGGTCGGGATGCCCTGAGTCATGCCGTTAGCGATAGTCGTCAGCAAATTAACTCCGACCGATGTAAATACATTTAGCCCTGTGGAAATCGTAGAGGCAAGATTATTTAACAGTTGGCTGACAGCAGTTGTAATACTGCCAGAATTTTGAGTAACGCTTGAAATTAAACCGTTTATGAGGTCGCCGCCGATTTTTGTCAGCCCCGGCAACTGGCCGCTAAAATTAATCGCATCTTGCGCCAGTTTGGAAAGGGCGCCGCTTATGCCGCCAGATTCCATCGCCTCAGCTAATCCACTAACCTCGCTTGTTATACCTTTGATGGCACCGCGGATAGTACCTGAAAAGGTATTGTAAAAAGCAAGTTGCAAGCCTTCTGTGGCGCTGGATAGCAAGGTTATGTCGCCCTGCAAGTTATCTAACTGCGTAGCTGCCTGTTGTGCCGCGGAGCCGGAAGAATCCTGTATTCCTTTCCAAAATTTTTGTACAGTCGCATCACTTGATGCGGTCATTTTGTTAAATGCCTGCAAGCCTTGCGTTGTAAAAATTGTTGCAAGGGCATTGTTTTTTTGTTCCGCTGTCATACCCTGCAAAGAGCCATTAAGCTCGTCTACGAGGTCGTTAAAATCCTTTGCTTCGCCGTTTGATTTATAGGCAGATACCCCCAACTGGTCTAAAGCTTTTGATGCGTCATCAGTCGGTGTATACAAGTCTGCCATTGCCCTGTTTAACGCTGTAGATGCCTCGGAGCCTGTCACGTTCTGCTCTGCCAAGCGAAGTAAGGAAAGCGTGACACTGTCCGCCGCTTGACCGTAGTTTTTCGCTGTGGCAGCAGAACCGGAAAAAGCTTCTCCAAGGCCTCTTACATCCGTATTAGCAAGAGTAGCACCCTTTGCCATCAAATCGGCATAGTAAGATGCGTTACTCATCGAGTCACCAAAGCCTTTTACAGCTCCGGCAGTATATGATGCCGATTCTTCCAGACTCATAGCACCGGCAGAGGCAAGGTTAAGTACCGTTCCGATACCGCTAATCTGCTCATCCGCCGACAAGCCAGCCTGAGCAAGGATATTCATTCCTTCCGCCGCTTCCGTTGCGGTGTACTTTGTTGTGCGCCCCATTTCCTCAGCCTTGGCTTTGACGTTCCCTATTTTGTCTACGGTTGTTCCCATGGTAGCTGCTACCTGAGACATTGCAGTATCAAAATTCATTCCGGCATCTATTGATGTTTTTGTAAATGCAACGGCGGCAGCAGAGCCGGCCACCATAGCTGTTTTAGCTACTTTCCCGACCGCTTTAAATGCCCCGCCAATTTTTGATGTGGACGAGCTGGCGTTACCTTCTGCGTCTTTCAGCCCCTGCTTATATGCGGTGTCTTTGATTGCCAGAGTGACAAACAATTCCATCACATTCAATCACTCATCACCACCAATCCGGCTTTTTTAATGACGTCTGCGGCTATTTCTTCGCCAGTCTTTGTTTCTGTTTGCTTTTTATCGCTATTAATTAAATCAAAAAATGATACATAAAGATATTTCCCACCGAACGCCTGCGAAATGCTTTCGGTTACATATTTCAGCCCATCGGCCATGTATCGCTTGTAAATTAATTCCTCTGTATCGTCTAAAATCTTAGCTTTGACATACAGAAGGAAGCCTTTTACGCTTTTTCCTCTGTATTCTCCTGCGCATCTCCAGAGTGTCCGTCTGTTGCGCCTGTTGGCACTGAGAAAAAAAGCTGACGTACCTCCGGCTCATTGACGAGGTCAACCATACCTTTGATAACATCCATTAACTTGTGCGTTTTCTTGTATTCCTCAACTGTCTGTAATTCAAACGCCGCTAAGATTCCGATTACATCATCTTTGTGTGTTTTTAACAGTTTAGGGGCTGTTTTAGCGCCCCTAGCAAAGATTTTGATATATTTATCACCTTCCCGTGGCGCAAGTTCCCGGCACAAGCTGAGTGCATCATCATCATCTGCAATGTTTCCGATGTGTTCGAGAGAATTTGCAATGGCTTCTAAACCCTGTTCTGCTGTTAATTCTGATAATCTCATGCTTTACCTCCTACGCCGCTTCGCCTGTTTTGATATAGACCTCGTAAGGTACTGTCTCTGCGTTCTTAATGCTGTAGTGCCCTGTGTATTCAAAATCAAAATTTCCTTTGGATTTATCATCTGATTTAATCTTAAATCCACCTGTTGAGAGGGCGTTCATAATTTTAATCGCGATAAATCCGGCGGAATCTCCGGAATTTTCGTCCGAATAGTCGCCTATCCACCAGATATCCTTAAAATCTTCTGCTTTTAAATCCGCTCTTGGTGTTACTTTGTTTCCCGCTACGTCTGCCGCCGCCATAAAGCTTTTAGCCTGCGCGGTATCCATTGTAACGGCTGTGCCTGATAATTTTACTTCAATAGATTCGATTTCTTTGAGTTCCATTGTGTTTTTAGGTACATTGTCAATATCTTCGCCGAAATCCGTAAAGGATGGCTCTGCGCTAAAGCTACAACCGCCGCTAGTTGCCATGAGGATGTTAGTTGCTGTTATGGCGCCCGTTTCTGGCTCAAAAGCTGATACAATAATACCGGCGTTAATCTGTATTTTTTTGAAAAGGTCAGAAGGTACCTGCGTATACTTCATTTGCTCACCTCGTTAAATAGTTATAAATTGCATAGTTATTACTGTGTATCTGCGTACTATTGACGAGTCGGCTTCATCAACTAAAGGAGTCCAAGGTTGGTCTTGCGACAGAAAAATGATTCCATCATCGCACTTGACCGTGGTTCCTCCTTGCAACCTGTCGCTGATTTCTTTTGCCTTTTTGTTTGGGACTGCCTCAGATTCTGTGTGATACCAGACATTTACGACGCTAGCGGCGGCCGCACCTGTCCACCAATTTGCTATAATTGGTTCGTATGTGATAAAAGGAAATGCGGTATCTTTTGGCACCCTGTTAGACGGATGTGCAGTTATGCCGAAAGACGACCAAAATTGATATAGTGCCGCCGTTGGGGTCATGACGTTAACTCCCACTTTTCCGCCGGAACCTGTGCTATGTCTAAATTAGACGATGCAGGGGTTTCTTTTTCTCCCGCAGTTGATGTAACTCTAAAAATTTTCCCGTCTTTTGTTTTTAATACATCGTGATAGTCTAGTTGTACTGTTTTAGCTGTAGTAATTGTATATGTTGCTGTTACGCCCTCTTTCTCTGCCACCCTGGCAGACATAGAGGTATCTTGGATTATTGCCGCCTGTATTTTAGCGCCCTCGACCCACTCGGTAATAAATCCACCCTCGCCGTCAGAAGTGCGCTTTTTATCCATGAGTATACAATCCTGTAAAAATTCATTGATCAAACTCATGCCATTTTCCTCCATGGGTTCAGGCGCGCCCTAAAGGCATCTTGCCATGTGTAGGTCTCGCCCTTGCTATTTGTTGCTCTGCTGTACGAATAGCCGCCAAATGACTCCGACTGGTACGCTCCTAAATTGCCGTTTTTCGCTTGCCACTCGCTGATTTCGTCCACCAGTGACAAAAACGGTTTAGGGATAGCCAGTGGAACCACTACACCGTCAAATGTCTCCTCCTGTAATGGGGCAGCATCGCCTTTTCGATACTGATAAACCCCGTCATTAAAGATAGAGCCACTGATTAAATAGTATTGCCCATCCTGTAAAGGGAGGCGAATCGCGGTGCCAGAATAACGTAGGTCTTCGGCGCTTGTCGTTGCATCTATGTGCGTGTCAAAAATCCATTCCCCGATTGTTATTTTGCCTGTGATCGCCGCCCCCTTGACCGGGAAGAAATTGTGAATGTGATTCATGATTTCATAAAGCACTCAATCAACCCCTTTTATTTTCCGTTCGAACTTGCTTTCGAAACGGCGCTTGATACTTCCGGGATAGTTTCTGTAGTTCCGACAGTAACTACGCAAACACCGTCAAGGTATTCTGCCCACAGTTTCATCCCCATAATGGCGTATGTTTCGCCTGTGGCGTTTGTATAGTTGCCGCCTGCGTGGAATCCAATCAGATTTGTTTCGCCAGATGTTGTGTAGTCCAGGCCAAGCTTTTTGAAATCGCTGTCACCGGGATCAATATAATATAAATCAATATTTTCCACCGGTGTTGCGATGACGGTTTTTGCCGGGATGTAGTCGTCAGGGAGGAGGAACAGTGTAGAGAAGCCAAAGAAATCTTTGATATACTGCAATCCAAACATTGTCTGTACGGTAATCTCTTTATCACCTAACCAGTCGTAAAAATCCATTACGTTTGCAAATCCTACGACTTCGGTTACGTTTCTGTTCATCCCTGCGAATTTATTGAGTACAGCACCTTTTGCGATTGCAAGCGCTTTCTGCCATTTTTTCTGTGTTCCTTTTAATGTTCCTGTTTTTAAAAACGTGTAAAAGTCTTTTAAAACCTTGTTCTGCAGCTCGACCATAAAGGCATCATCTGTCTTTTCAATTGCGACTGTTGCGCCCCATTTTGACACAGATTCAAGAGATAAAGATTTAGCGTATTTTTCTACGACAATATCTTCTCTTTTGCTTTCTACGACCTTAAACTGTGTAAAAGGGATTGCCTCTCCCTCACCCACACTTGCGCCGCCCTGTAAGGCTTCATCCTTCATCTGCGCTTCATAAGTCACTAAGCTAGTGCCCGGCTCTTTTCTGATAGGTTTAAAGATTCCTAAGATAGTTCTTAATGCATCCCAATTTTTGTCAAATCTTGTTACAAAATCAATTTCTCTCGCTTTGAGAGCGCTATCTGTATTTAATACAGTGCTAGTGGTTACTCCTGCCATTATCTACTCCTTTCAAAAACCAAAAAGTTCGTGATTTTCCGCAATCGCTTTCTGACGTTCGCCCGCATCTTTAATTTCCATGATTTCTTTCTTGGTCATTTTCCCTGGTTCTCCTCCCGGTGGGTTTGATACATTAGCGCCTTGAGTCGTTTCGGTTGTAATATAGTCGGCATACGCTTCCTTGATGCCTTTTTCTACCTCTGTTGCGTTCTCAAGTTTGCCGTCAGCTCCGATTTTTAAATTATCAATAGTCTCTTTTGACGCTTTCAGGGCAAGGCTAATTACTTTACTAGACACGCCGGAATCTTCAAGCATCTTTTTGTATGCGGCTTCTTTTGCATTGTACGATGCCTTCTTGTCCTGTTCGGCCTTGTAGCCTTCAAAATCTGCGTGTTCCTTCTCGTACTTGCCTTTCCAATCATCCTTTTCGTAGTCCTCCAATTTCTTCTGGAGGTCTAAGACTTTCTCCGCATCCTCTTTATATTTACTAATCTCACTCTTAAGACCCGTAACGGTTGCAGAGTGTTCTTCGATGATCGCGGAAATTTGTTCGTCTGTAAGTGTCATGCTCTTTAAAAAAGCTCTTGTTAATGCCATTTGATTACTCCTTTTCTTCGAGGGATTTCTTTCCCTAAATGACTTTATGTGTAAATCGCAGTACTTCGCGATTACTTTCTAAATGTTTTTGCGGCTTTGAGGGATTTTGTTCCAAATTTGCCGTCAATTTTTAATTTACATTTCGACTGGAAAATACTAACCGCATCTTCCGTCTTTTCTCCGTATTTGCCGTCAATTTCTAATTTTGAGCCGATAGCCCAGTTTAAAAACTTCTGCAATTTTTCAATTTCCCCTCTTGCGCCTTTTAACACTGTAATACCGTCTAAAAACGTGTAATAGCCTCGTGGCGGCAATTCGGGGAGTTTCCCGGTGTATTTAACCTTTTTTGTTGTTTCTTCCTTCTGTGCCACCGCTGGGAAGCCATGATATAAAATATTTAAATCAAACTTTCCGCCGTTGCCGGTTGAAACCTTGGTCGGAAACACGCCAGAGCTAGTATACTGCCATGCCATGAGATCAGGCACGTTTGCAGGCTTATAAGATTTGTTCGGTGTCGCTTTAAATGCCATGCGGTTATAGCCTTTGTAATAACGTGCAATCCACCAGTTTTTACAGTTAACTTTGCTTTTATCAATATGCTCCGAAAAATACGACATCCCAGTGTAAACGCCAAATTTATAGCCTCTTGACTCAACGACAGTCTGTGCCGTATTAATAATCTCAGCAATCTTTGTTTTGCTCAGCCTTGCCTGCACTTTGTCCTCGATATCAAACCAGACGCCGTATTTAAAATGCTTTTTGCTGACTTTGTCGAGGATATCGCACACAAGCTCCATGTCCGACTTAGCTTTCGCCACTGTAGTAGCGTATGTGTAGTTATACACGCCCCATGGGATACCCAATTTCTCGCACTTTTTATAGTTCTCCTCAAATTTTTTATCTTTGCCTAAATCCTTGCGGATAATCTTAATGATCGCACCATCACAACCGTATTTCTTTACTTTTTTCCAGTCGATTGTGCCATTGTATACCGACACGTCAATAATTTTCCTCTGTGCCATATATCCTCCTATTCTGCAAACACCCAGTCTTCCGCAAGCATATCCGCCTGGGAAGCAAGCCATCCCATCTGCACTCCTGATGTTCCGACAAATGAAATAGCCATGTTTCCGATAGCATCATGTTCACAGTTTACAATTTCTCCATCTGCTGTCTTATAAGAAATACCAGTAGCAAGCTGAATGTACTGCTTCTTACCATTCCAACCTTTACGCGCCACCTTAAGTCCTCTTTTTAGATAACGGATAGCATCTCCAAATCCAAATGTTGACTGACCGCCGAGAACACCACAATTCTCTTCATCAGCAATCGTCCAATCGTCTCTCTGTGTGTGCATGAAAGTATATTCTACTCTCTGTGTTTCACGGATATCAAGGACTTCTCCCTGCCCTGCATCAGAATCTTTAGGTCTACAATGAATCATAATCGTCTGTTTTTTGTCATCCCAACACCAGTAACCGTTCCATCCCGGAAGTTTTACCTTTGCTCCATGTTTCATTGCTTCAAATGCTTCTTTAAAATTCATGTTGTCACCCTTTCCATCTCAACACGTACAAAATTTTCTGGTTGCCGTTAATAATCCTGTGTATTTTTTTATATGTGCCGCCTGCTTTTTTAGTGTTAGTGCTAGCCTTTCCGGCGTCCCACCACACCATTTTATTGCTTTCATTTGTTCCTGCGAAAATATTAGTATGCAGGCGGTAAAAGCAAATGTCTCCCGGTTTTAATTTGTTTTTATAATCCCGGGGTAATTTATTTACTTTTATCAATCTATATCGTTTTGATATAGCCGCTTTTGTTCCTGCGCCCTTATAGACAACTGTTCCGTTCTTGTTGCAATAAAACAGTTGTCCCGGTTTGAGGATGCCTAATTGCTGCAGGCAATAGCATACATACGATGCACAATTACTTACCTTTTTCTTCTTTGCGCCTGCCCAGCTATTCGCCACGTTCTGAGAGTATTTAAATTTTTTATCAACAAAATACTCTGCCGTTTCCTTTGCTTTGACGAGTAAAGACAATCTGTCCATTATCCCATCGCTCCTTTTAATTCATCTGCAATAATTGCTGTGTACTCTTTCGTGTAATTTGCCGCCGCCGGTTTTAAATATGGCTGTGCCCTCTGACCGTTTGTGATATGCCACTGTCCTTTATCGTCTTGATAAGTCCATGGGGTCTTTCGTCCTCCCTTGTAATACACGCCAGTTCCCAACTCTACGTAAGCAGCATATTCTTCGTTGCTGCCTATTGTCTCTGTGAGATTCTCCAAGTCGGTCTGATGTGTAATACTGTTTCTCAACGCGCCTGTATCGACCGGGCAAAGGTCTTTTGCGTGCCCTTCTGCGGCGGCTCCTGCCTGTTCTAACGCTCTTGCAAGTGCCATGGTAGTTTTTAAAATTACCTCATCTACATGGCTTACAACATCAATATCCGCCATTATATTCGCCCCCTTTGCATTGCTAACCATTCGTAATAGCTCATATCCTCTACAACCTCGTTTCTACCTGTTTCCAAATTCTTAACACGTATCATTCGCGGTTGTGCCAGTTCGTTGGGTAGTGCAGTTCGTTGTGTGCATCGGCAGTTATAAACTTCCGCCGGGATTCCGCTTGGGTCTCCCGGATACATAAGACCGTTTGAGTACGCCATGTTAAATGGTACTTCCTCGCCGTCTAATGCTCTGTGACTGTCTCGTGTCCTCAAATCCTTCGTCGCTGTCCAATGCTTAACTACATCAATTCCCATCTGGTAGGCTTCCTCGTATGCCGCCTGCCTGCCCCCGTTCTGCGCTCCTGTAAACGCTGTGCGGGCGTTTCGGATTGCGGCAGTATGATTCATACCTGTAACGTCCTGAAATCGCCCTGCGAGCTTTTTTATGCTGTCGCCTTGTAAAATTCCTTGCAATAGTGCATTTTGCAATTTCTTCTTGTTCCAGTGCACGTCCTTGCTTTTTAGTACCCTACGCGGTGGGAGAATCCTTTGTTTTCTGACCGTCAGTCGCCTAACTGTATGCTCGTCAACTAGATTAAAAGCAATATCTCCAATTTCTTTTATCTGCTTATCAGGCATAAGAGATTTAATCATGTACGCCTCAAAGTTATAATTAAGAGCAATCACAAGTGGGGCGCTCTCGTTGATGTATGCCGCGGCAATCTCATTTGACTCTGTCAGCCGCCGCGCCATGTCCTCGCGGAGTGCCTCCCACCTCTGCCCTCTGCCATACTGATTCATCAGCCATGTTTCAAATTCTTTCTTGCTGTACTTTCCTGCCTGGTATGCCGCATATTCTTTGGCGTATCGCCTGGAGAATTGTTTAAAATAGTTTCTCGCTTTGCCGTCAAGCTCCTTTTCAGCCTGTTTATATACGTCTGCTAACCGCTTTTCTAACTTTTGCAGCTCCTGCTCTGTCCACTTGTCGGATGGATACATAGTTATTCATCCCCTTCCGGCGCATCTGGTTCAGGTGGCTCTGTGTAGCGGTTATATGATTCTTCGTCCAACTTTGTCAAAATGTCCGGCACTTCTTCTGGTGCGACAAACGGTAATTTTTTCAGGATGGTTTCTTCATCCAGATAATTTGCCGCCTCAAGAATCATATCTGTACGCTCCTTCTCGTTACTGATTCTGTTCCGTTTAAATTGCGGTTCGTCATCAATCCCCGCAAGTTCCAGAATCTTCTCGATCGCATCGCCTACGAAGTACTCAAAATCATCCGCATTATCGTCTAGTGGTTGATATGCCGCATCGATATGGTCGTTTGTTGCTCCGGCGGCTATGGCGTGTACATCCAACGCACCGAAGTCCTCATAAATTTCTGACCGCATCTGCGTGAGAAACTCCTTTCTGGCCGTATACGGCGGTTCTTGCGTGTACGCCTGTACCTGCCCCTCCTCAGCCTTTGCGATGTGCTGAAATTTGAGCCGGTCCCTAAATTCCGCCAGCTCATCGTCTGTCATACCGTCAGCATTAGAGATGAGCCAATACATCTGTGCACAGTCGTCCAGATCATTGGCAAAACCACTTTGCACCGCGTCGTAGGCATCAATCTTCGACTGCATCCCCCTAAGGGTGCTTATGTGTCGCTTGTTGCCAAACATTGGTACAATGGGGAGGCTGCTATAGTTTTCTTCTCCGATAATTTCGGGCTCCAGATTGTTTGCAGTCTCAATTCTCTGTCTGTATGCCCGTTTGGGAGCGGTCTCTTTTAATTCTCCACATTTGCTTTCTGCGCTGTAGGTTGTATAGCCATCTATTTCGTACCGCACAACCTTAAATGGTTTTTGTTCGTCCAACTGCCAGAATCTTATGCCTGCCATCAACGCCCCTGTGTCCTCGTCCCACATCGGGGCGAACTGCGTAAAGGGAAATTCGTGCACGTGGTCCACATTCCAGAACAAGAAGGACTGACCATGGATTAATGCATTGTATGCCGCCTCTTTAATCCGTCTGTCGAATTGTTTGCCCAGTTTGTCCTTGACACTCATGTCATTAAAGAAGACACCGTTTCCCAGACTATATGAACAACGCTGTGTATTTAATTTGTGGAAGAAATTAGAGCATATCTGCGCGTTAGACGAAAAATTATCTATCTTTTTTTGACCTAGCAGAGTGTAATAAACACGCTGAAATTGCAAGATAGTCTCATTTTCCTGTGCGTCGTACTTGTCCGCTTTTAACGCCTCTTTGTATGCTCCTGTACTCTCATGGAATTTTATAAACTGATTTATAAATTGCCCTTTGTCTTTTGCGGCAATGAAATCTTGATATGATAAATACATTTGTCGTCACCCTAGAATTGATTTGTGTTGTCTTGTTCGGCTGCGCTTGACGAGTTTTTTTGTTTTTACAAAATACCTGATAGCATCCATTGCGTGATCTGACTGTTTTATAACTTCGTCCCTTCCCTTGTCAGCCGCTGTTGGGTCCCATGCATAGATACCAAATTCCTCGATCGTGTGCGTGCAAGACGGGTCAAACGATAATTTGTCTTGTGTCAACATCGTCTCAACGTCTGCTATCCCATCGTTAACAGTGTTATCTGCTTTTTTGACTTTATGCCCTTTGCTACGTAACTCCACGATGAGAGCGGTGGCGGATGGGTCAACGATCACTAAATCATCTTTCTGCCCGCTTAGCGTGTCCTCTAGTCCTTTTACTAGCGCACTGACTGTCTTCATGCGGTTGTTCTCCCTGCCTGAATAGTAGTACTCTTTTATGCAGTGCCAGTTGCCGGTATCTACTCTTTTCTGCCAGATGAGAAAGACGGTAGGGTTCTGCATACCAAAATCACTGCTCACAATTATCTCTCCGCTGGTCTTTGCTTTGCAGACGTGCCTTTCCTCTGAAAACATATCGTATACAGGCCCTTCTGCCACTGCCCATTTGCCCAGTATGTAGCGTTGATATCTGTGTGTCCCTGAGTACTCTTTTATTAACTCGTCCACTACCTCCGGAGGCAGGCAGCCATCGTGTATGTTGTATGCCTGTTGGAATATATCTGCATCGGAATCCAGAAAGCCCTTAAACCAGTGTTTCGGTCCCGCCGGGTTGCAGGTCCCATCAAAATGACTGCGTGACGTTCTGAGACGAGATTTTAACATCTCGAAAACTTCTTGATTCCACGTTGTCACCTCGTCGCCGTAAGCATACTCAATCGTTGCTCCCTGTATCCTTGCAACATGTTTCTTGTTGTCGGCACCTAATGCATATACTTTTTTGCCAAACAGCTGTACTGTATTGTCACTCCGTATCTCGCCGACTAGCTCTTCGCCCCATATCTCTCGCATGGGGTCAAGTATGTTTCGCTGTAGCGTGCCTCTGGTGTTTCCCAACATCACAGCCAACCCTAATCCTTTTAGGTGTGTCAGGCGTTGAGGGATTACGATTGCGTAGTCAACAAAGGATTTCCCGGAGCCTGTCGCCCCGGTCTTTACGTTCCAACGGTGATTACAGCCTTGCAGGTATTCTGCCTGCTTGCTAGTCAATGGCACTATCGACACCCCCAAGGATTTCAATAGCCTTTGCTAGTGCTTTATCACTTGCGCTCTCTGATTGTGGCTTATCTCGCCACTGTTCTGGCTTCCTGTTCTTTAGCCAAAATATCTGTGCTGTTGTATCCGGTGCAACGTGCTTCTTTGTTACTTTTCGCTCCGTCATTACTCCACCTTCGTACTTTTCGCTCGTCTCCTCGTAGCTGTATCCTAACGCCCGTTGTAACAGGCTTTTTTCTACCTGCCTGTCCACAACATCTTTTCCCTTTTTTAAGGTATCGGCTAAAATTGGAAATTTTTTCTTCCATGTATACAAGGTATCTGGGTTAATGCCGATGTTTGCCGCAATCTCTTTGTCTGTGCATCCATCTCGCGCCCATCCCTCTATTTTTAGCAACCCTTCTTTGGTCAGCCACTCCTGGTATTTACTTATCCCATTTTGGGGTCACCTCCTAAATACAACCATAACCCCGTAATGGATTGTTTACGGGGTTATATGAAAGGAAAGAAAATATGAAAAAAATCGCTTATATCAGTTGCGTAGCGCAACTAAATACAAGTATAAGGAATTGCACCTTAACAGCCGCCGGGGTAAGACTAATAAGCGGCTGGTCTCTAAACACTTGTAAATCCCGCAACCCGTATGGGACACAAGGCACCGTGGGATAGGTGTCTTGTGCGCTCTCTTTTACGCGGGTGAGAGCACTTTTTTTACCACAAGATAGAGGAGGCTATGTCTCACAAAAAACTACCAGTACTCGTCCGTACAAGTGTATTGTACGGCATTTTTTAAGCCATGTTAGACAAACATAAAAAAGAGAGGGAGATAATTCCCTCTCTCTAATATCCCGCATATTTCCCAGCCAAATTGGCAAAAGCACTAAGCCATCTGCGTATAGTCATTTCTGCATATCCGAGCTTATCCGCCGCCCCTGCTATCGTGTATCTATCCTCGAAATACACCAGCTGTACAGCTTTCATTCTGTCCAATCCGTTGTCCATGCCCTCTGTCTGCTTTATCGCCTTGTTAATAGCGTACATCCACAAGGCCGACTGAGCTGTATTTTCTGCAATCAGTTTGTCTGGGTATTTTTTTACCTGCTTTACTGCGTGTCCGTACCAATCGTGTTTGGGATTACTCATTTTTTATCCTTTCTGCAATAGCTCTTATTACATTTACAGTTACGCCGTTTCCTGCTTGCTTATATAATTGACTATCAGAATTAACAAACTCTGCTTTTTCAAAATAGTCATCTGTCCAACCTTGCAGCCTAAAGCATTCTTTCGGTGTCAGCCTTCTAATAGCTATGTAGCATTGGTATTTTTCGTACCAGACTGCATATACGGTCAACTCTTCTGAAACTTGCACAAAAATCCCTTGATTGCAACTGGTATCTAATGTATTTGCAACATCACGTCCAACTCGCCCTCTTCTTGTTTTACTTCCTGGAACTGATAAATTCACGCTATCAATGCCTACTCTACACTCGGAATAGCCTTGCTTTGTTGCTTCGGCTACTTTTATGCAGACATTATATTCGTTTCCATCTTGGCCAATATAACTTGTATCAAATAATATGGACACTTTGGGTTCCGTGTTTCCTCCCGGCTTCGTACTGATTGTTGGCGCTAATCCATCGCCACTATAAACTCTATCTCGCTGTGAATTTCTACCATTAAGACAGCCAAAAAGATTTAACGAAACACTATTTTCTCCGTCTGCTCTTTCGACAGGAAATACTTTTGCGGTACTTCTTCCTCTAAGATGTCCGATAATGAAGCACCTTTCCCGGTTTTGTGGCACTCCGAAATCTTTGGAGTTGAGCACCTGCCATTCTGCATCATACCCCCCCTGCTCCATTTCAATGAGCAGTCTGGCGAAATCCCATCCTCCATTAACACTAAGCAGATTTTTAACGTTCTCAATGAAAAGGTAAGTGGGTCTATTTTCTTCTCCGAGTTGTCCGATAAGGTACATAACTCTGAAAAACAGGCTTGAACGGTTCCCTTGAAATCCAAGCTGTTTTCCTGCAACGGAGATGTCCTGACATGGGAATCCGAAACACCAGCAATCTGCTCTTGGAATATCTCCGGCATATACTCTTCTAATGTCATTTGCGTACCACTCTCCATTTCTGTATTCCTCCTTCAATATTTCTTTTCTCCGTTGCTTTAAAGGCATTTCATTTAAACGTTCTCTTTGCTCTGATGTAAGCAGGTGCATTGATGTGTAACTTGCGGTTGCAAATTTATCGAATTCGCAAAACCCGACACATTCATGCCCCGCTAATTCCATGCCTCTGCGGAACCCTCCGATTCCGGCAAAAAAATCAATAAACTTCATTTTCTCTCCTCTTAAATATGCTCATGTGGTTCGACCGGCTCCCAGTGTTTTTCAGCTTCCTGCTCAATCAATCGGTTATACTGCTCCACAAATTCGTCCTCGCTTATATTACCTTGCATGAATTTGTGGAGCAGTATAACCGATTGATTGAGCAGGAAGCAAAAAAAC